GGTTGTCCTGTGATAAAGCAGGATTCTTCATAGTCAGCACTATTTCTATAGTGCGCTATATTCACATCTGCAATATCAGCTAAAGGACTGTCGTCAATCGTAGCGTCATTATTCTTGCTACCAACGAACTGAAAGGGAATGTAATCCCAAGTTGAGCCATCTGCTTTGCGAGGATAAATCTCCTCTCCATAAGGCTCACCATCACGATAAAGTTGTTGTGTGTATCCATCTTCCCTGTGTCTTAGGACTCGATATTGTGTCTTTTCTTCATGGTCAAATGCATTCTCATCATCTTGATAGGTTTCTGCTAATACAATAAGGCCTACCATCTTGCGACCATACATATTGTGCGTTTTCCAGTTAATGATTTGTTCTGCTGTATAAGGAATAATAGAAGCTGCTAATCCATACTCTCGCACTTCCTCTGCACTTAACCCTTGAGGCGTTTCTGGATAATCTACTAAGAATCCACATCGACCTGTTTCTAATAGGTTAGATAGTTCATCCTTTGCCATTTGTGTGAGTGATAAGCCATCTCCTGTAGCATTCTCTATTAGATACTCAAGGCCTTCTGGTAATTGATACATAGGATCTTTACGAAAGGCTGCACCTAGTAAGGCGTTCTTAGTACGAGCAGTAAAGTTAGTAAATAAGGCTCGTTTTAGATACTGACGATAACGCATGGTTTCTGTTCCCTTGCGCTCATCGAGAGTGTTGTTATCTGGTACAGGTAAATACTTATGCTTCTTATCCTTAATAGCTACAGAACCTTTAACACTATCTCTAGTCTGTACCCATAATGGTAGATATAAGTCGTATTGTGGATGATGAGACTCGACTGTCATTTATATTCTCTAATTAGATTCATTCTATTATATTACCTTCTTACTACATCGCAAACCTAAAGTCTACATTTGCAATTGGTTTCTTGATAGGCATTAAATATGCGATTGGATAAGTCGTAGCATCGTTCTGGTGATCGACACCACTTGACTTATCTGGTTCACCATTCTGATTATATACTTGTTGGTTTAAGCAATCAGCAACTTGTGGACATTTATGCGCATTTATTTTTACCTGTCCTCTTTCTAACGCACCATTCATTGCCATGATCCTATCACGAACAGCAGGATTAGAACTGTGTTTGCGTATATGAAACTTAGCCTCTTGCAATAATGAGATGTCTGAAATACTTGCATTGACTGTCTTTCTGCTACTTCCTGATGCGTCTGGATAAATGTATATCTCATGGCCTTTGTCATACCATCGATCTTTGATAATCCTTATCATCTCTGGCGTATCGTACATATTGTATAACTCGTCTACTGCATGATACTCATTGCCATTTCTGACAACATAAACAGTGGCAGCTTGCTTCGTTACGTTAAAGTCACAACCAATATGTAAAGACTCTAGTGGCTGAATAGTCTCATTGCTCATGCATTTGTCTCTGTCATAGCTATTGTAGACAGTGCCAGAAACAAGGTTAACAAACTCACCCTCAATGTATGAGTTCAATAGATTGTCTTGGTACATATCTCGTAGGCTTTCTAGGTAGCCTTCTGGTAGATGTGGATTGCTGTAAGTTGGTGCTTGTATGATCTCATATCCCTTCTTAGGTGACTTCTTCCATGTGTTGTAGACAAACTTAAATCCTTCTGGAGTTGATGTAACACCAATCGTATTGATACCACCATTAGGCTTATATTGACGATTCCTAGCTAGAATCTGTCTCCATGCTTTACTTGCATCCTCTGTCTTGAGCGTATCAAGCTCGTCTATATCTGAATCACCTACTTCATAACCAACGATGCGATTTGTGTTCTCCATGCTGCGAAAGAATATCGTTCCATAGCCTTGCACCTTTAGTTGGTTAAGTGGTGACTTAGATAATCTATAAGGTATCTCCATTTGAGTCAGTATCTCCTCGAATCGAGGAAACGCAATCATTCGTATCAAGTCATAGGTAGGTTGATAGAAAGCACGATTTACTGATGGATTAGCTAAGAGACCAATGATTGAGCGTAATATGCTGGCCTCTGTCTTACCTGCACCAAAGCCTGCAATAAAAGCAGGGAATCGAGCAGTTGATGTGATGTACTTGTATTGAGGGATTGTTGGCTTAATCAATGCCATCAGGCTTCACGATATTGATAGTTACAGGCTGTTGATTCATTTCCTGCATATTATCTTCTCGCCAACCTGCTTGCGACTTGAGGAAAAACTTACAAGCCTCTGTACTTCTTTTGGTATGTTTTAGTAGATTCTCAATGACATGAAGCTCTTTAGATGCCTGACCATTACTTAGAAGCTCAGAAAGTTTACCACCATCTCTGCCTTCTATTTCACGCAATGTATTTGGTGATATTCCAAGCAACCATGCGATTTTGTCTTTGTTCATAACACCTGACGCTCTCTCTACAATAGCGTATTCTTCTTCTGTCAGCTCTTTGATTGGTCTACCAAGTGTACTCATTATTGATAATTTTTGATGTTAGTTTTAGTTAAGTCTAAACTATTTTGATTTACCAATAAAGCATAAGCAATGATCTGGCTATAGAGAATCATACCTAGATACTCAACATCCTTGTTAAGTATCGCACTTTTAATATTATCTGGTGTATCTTTAGAGAGGATTCCATTCCTACTAAGTGATTCCCAGATGTTAGATTCAGTTGATAGAAACTCCTCTAGGATTTCATCAAATTCAGTTTGTGCTTGTACCTCTATACTGATCACAATCTATATCTAAATTGCGATAGTTAGGCCAGACATTCTGACAGACCATTTGTTTGTAGCTTGATTCATCATTGACTTCATCTTGGTAATCAAGATTACCCATAAAGCCTAATATTACTACAATTAGTGTGATTAGTGTGTATTTAAGCATTGTTGTGTCTCCTTTGGTTGATCTAGCAAATCCCCAATGATTTGCGCTGATATAGATTTTACTTCCTCTAACGTATCATTTTTGCAAGCATGATCTATAAGTTTCTTGGCCTTCTTAAATTGTATCTCATCTAAGTTAAGGCTTAAGTCTTGCGCTAATGACAAGCACTCTACTGATATGTCATCATCAGCTAGTATAGCTAGTGATAATGCGTAAACAAATGCGTGATAGTTATGATCTTCCATTATTGACTCCTTCTTCTCTGCATTTTATTTATAAATGCTTGTTTAAGATCAGAATCAGGTAATTCATATAGACATGCCTCACACCAATTTGTTTCGTATGTCTTCAAGGTATGATCACATGATTCACATGTAGTATTTTTAATACCTGTTACTATTTCGTTGTTATTTGTTAGTTTCATTATTACTCCTTAATTTTGAGGCACTTCCATGTGCCTCGTAGTTAATCATCTACATGCGACCAAGTAGCTTCATACCTTTCATGTATGCAACCCATGAATACAATCTTTCCAAAGGCATGTTTTTTTCATTAGCAATTTTAATACCTTTGCTAACTAAATATTCTTCATTGACACCTAATGCTTTTAGACCTATCAAGACAATTTCACAAAATTTTGCGCGTTGAGTGTATCTATCTTCTTTACAGTTAGCATTAAAAGAATCAAGACCAGACCAATAATTTGCTTTCTTTACATAAAGCTTTTGATAGTTATGTGTTCTCATGTAAATAGCTGTTCTTTGAAAGTCATCCATGCTTTTGTACATTTTACATATTCCATGAATGGCAATCTGTTCGTCTTGAACATCTGCACGACCATAGTCATCATTAGTTGTATTGTTAATCCAGTTTTTAATAGTTGTTAGATTCATATTTACTCCTTTTAATTAATCTACATATATATATTACTATTATTTACATAATTGTCAATACATATATTTTATTAATAAAATCAAGGCTTTATGTTGTATCTGGAGTATGCAATAAGGCAACTTTGGACATAATTGCGTACATCTGGATCAACTGTGACTTCTACATGACGAGGTATTTCATTGGGATATACACTGAACTTACGCTTATATATTTTCTCTGCAAATCCTTTCTTGTAACCTCGTATCGACTCTAGAAGTTTTAACTGGTTATACCATCGCGCCTTTGTGGTTATGCTTTCTAAAATATTATTACGCTGTGCTTGATTAAGTTTCTTTAGCATAGTCTTATCAGTTCGTATGGTACGCTTCATATCGATCATGTAACCACATTCACATTTAATGCCTATAAATATTTTTGCGCACTCTGGACATACATTGGGCTTCTTCTCTTTCTTGGTCTTTTTAACTAGCTTTTTGTCTTTGTATGATTCTTTGCAATGCAATGCGTTAGGTACTAAATCTTCATAGAATCCATATCTACTGACATTGCCTGCATGATCTAAATAAATAGCATAAGGTTTGTTTTCATGTAGCCTTGTTATTCTGCCTATACGTTGCTGATAAACTATAGGGTAAGGGCTAGAGCTTGGGTAACAATCTATAATGACTGTAGCTTCAGGGTTGTCATATCCTACACCTAGTAATCGTGAACAACACAATACTTGTATTTCATGTGATTCATGTGCTTCGTATAGCTTCTTGCGTTCAGCGTTATCCATATAACCATCTATATGCGCACTTGGTATGCCATTGTCATTAAATAATTCTGTAAGATATTTGCTATGGTTAATAGATGGGCTAAAAGCTATGGCCATCTTGCCTTCACCATGCTCAAGGTAATTCTTAACAATATCGCCAGATATTCTATCTTTGTTTTTCTCTATCCTTGCTGATAGTTCTATAGGATCATAGTCAGTACCACCTGTGGCCAATGCTCTACGCTTAAGATTAGATAAATCGATTGATGTACCACCATAATACTGAATAGGTGTTAGATAACCTTTATCCAGTAATTCTTGTGTCGTAATAGGCACAATTAGCTCTTTATAATAGATGCCCAGTCCTTTGCTGTAAGGTGTAGCTGTCATGCCTATAAAGATACATTTAGGATTTAGCTTCATAGCCTTCTTTATGGTTTCATAGTTAGTATGCGCCTCATCCACTATAGCCAAGTCATAATCAAAGGTGTCTCCCATTCTGCGTGTCAAGGTTTGCACACTCGCTAGCTGTATTAGCTTTTCTTCATTGGTCTTATAGTGATTCGACATTTGTACGCCATAATCAATACCAAAGCCTTCAAATGCGTTTTCTGTTTGGTCTACTAGCTTAATCCTATCAGCGATAAATATGGCCCTTCTACCTTTGTCTTGAGCTGATTTAAGGATATGAGCAGCAGTGATAGTTTTACCAAATGCACAAGGCGCAGCTAATATCATAGTATTGATACCTTTGCGTATCGTTGCTTTGATCTGGTCTATTGCCTTATTTTGATGTTCTCTTAACTCCATACTTTCCTTTAGATACAATACGACTCTTTCCCTGAGATAACCAACCCTAAACAGGAACAGTTGATAATCCCAAATCGCATTATGCGATAAAGCCCTAAAGCTTGGTACTTGACTAGACACCATGACTGATGAATACCCTGTCACATCCATGTGAAATCCTGTCAGCTCGCCAATTATTTCAAATTCTCATATCTCAGGTCGATGTTGACAGTCGTAGGTCAGTGCATCGTTTTTTATTAGCTTACTGTTCGCTTGCGCAGTTAAATTTAAAGTCTATAACTCGACATGGTTCTTATATTTTGCAGGTAAGAATACATCTACAACCCTGTATATCTTTTGGTGGAATTTTTAGGTTACAATAACCAAGTGCAGGTGGTGTTTTCACTCCTTTCACCTTTGCCACAGTTCCCACCTAAACTGACTGTGGACTGCACACTAAAATAATAAGACAAAATCCCTTTATTTTGTGCGCTTTTTTATCATTATTTTTGTATCACTCCTATAGTAAATTTATTTAATTTATGGTATTTGCCTTTGGGTAATCCATAGGAATATATTTTAAATCCTTTAATATTGATCTTTTATCATTTTTACTGGCCAAAACATAGACATAACGATGTTTTGCACTTCTATTAACTCTTTTTGTTCTATCGCCTAAATGATGCCTTGAATGTTTACCATCTTTTCCTGCCATGTCAGTTCTTGGTTTGCTTGTGCCAGTAAACATAAAATTTGTAGCTTGATATATGTAACCAATATGATCTTGTTTTGTATCTGCATATGAAACAATAATTTTAGGTTTGGGCAATAATTTAAATGATGCACCTATTAATATTGATGCTTCATTTCTTTTGTTATTCTTCAATACCAATCTATTTAATTCTAAAACTAAATCCCTATTCTTTTCCCCTGCTATACCCTTGCAAAGAGAAGGCGAAGCAGGTGAACCATAAGATACAATACCAACTAATTGATCTTTATCATGTAATCCATAGGCAAAACTAATAGATGGCATCCTTTTTGCATAATGAATACCCAATATAAATGGCTTGGTTTCATCATATGTTATTTGTTTAATCATATAATTATTAACAAAAATGCCTTCCTCTTTATCAAATAGACCTATCATTAATCTTCTTCTCTAATCGCCTTGCTTTTTTATTAAATATCCTTTTTAGGCGTTTCAGATAATCAATGGTGAATTTATGTTCTTCCCTAAAGTTATTCTGTATCCAATCTACCTTTTCTTTGCCTATCCTAGCTTTTAAATTGCTACGATATTCTAATAATTCACCATACCCATAGCGATTACACTTGACGCATTGCAAGTTAATATTCCATAGGTTAAATCGTGTCTTGGGATTTTTACGACTGATAAGATGACCTGCATCCCAATTATATTTATTTCCATCGTATGCCTTCTTGCAACTAATGCAGTCATAACCTTTGTAGATATCTCGCATCCTTACATATTTGTTGACTGCTGCTTGAGCTTCCTTAATGTAATCATTTTTAGTCTTTAGTTTTTCTTTCTCTCGCCTTTCTGATACTGCTATTTGTCTGCGTATATGAGTTTGACCTTTCTCAGTCCTAATATATTCTTTTAAATGTTCAAAGCTACAAAATGACTTTAAATGGAACATTGATGCATCTTCTTTCTTTACTCGTTTCCTACAAAGCTTACATTTTCTGTAAGTCGTCATTTCCTTGTTTTCCATTCGACATGAATACCCCAACGCTCACCTAATTCACGATTAATAACTTCATAAGTTTCTATTATGTCTTTTTTACTGGCCTTAGATGTTTTACCATTCTTTGTAATAGCTTTCATAATGGGCTTAAAGATATTTTCCTTAACCATGTCCATTGTCCATAAAATGTTAAACCCAGTCTTAAAAAAGTGCTGTGGTTGTATATGGCTATCGTTAAGCTGTTGTGCAAGATCAGAGCAAAAACTGTGTAGAGAATTATTTTGCTTCAAGCTACGAGTATCATCGTGTCGCATTTGGAATTCTATCCAATCACGAGCATTGTATTGTTCAGTGATACATCGTATAAAATGCTGCAACTGCTCTGGTGTTTCTATTCTGTAGTATTTGCCTTGTAGCAGTTGATTGAGCGTGTCGTCATCTGCTTTTTTAGGCATCATCTAAACCAAGAAATTCTTGCAATGATACATCTAAATAGCTACATATCTTTTGCGCTGTATGTATCTTCATATTAGATGACTTCATATATCTGATAATTTGAGGTGGGCTAGTATCTAAAGCCCTAGCTAGATCAGCTTGTGATTTACCTTTAATAATCAGATAACTTCTTAGTTGATTACCTGCGTGAATGTATTCGTTCATTTTAACTCCTTAAAAAATGGGCAGACCAAAGCTATGTAGATTAACTTGGGGGAAGTAATGGGTGCAATGACCTGCCCTAAAAACATTATAAACTAAAATGGAAAGTCAGTAGCATCTGATTCATTCATCCATGCACTTACCCAATAGTAATCAAATGTTCCATCTTCTTTGGCCTTGCAAATATAACCACTTAGATTTGGATGTTTTGGTGTTTTGGGTTCTACTTTCCATAATGCACCTTTGCCATCTGCATCATATTCAGATGGATCATGCTGTTGTTTTTTATCTCCTATAGAGAAATTAATTACTGGTTTAGCCATATTGTCTCCTTGCCTTTAAATTGATTATACAGTTCTTGCAATTCATCGTGAATTGGTAAAACAACTTCTAACATCTTACTAACAAATACCTCATCAAAAGGTATCGTAATAATTATGGATGGCAAATTAGGATCATCAGAATATGAAATGTAATCCCAATACTTCAGACCAGATAACCACATACAAGTTTGTACTTGTGGGTAATACTTATCAGGTATTGTGCCACTCCTTAATGTATCCACATGATTATGAGGTAAAGGACACTTAATCTCAACCCCTCGATCTTCTGCAATTCCATCAGGGCTTGCACCAATCTCTAGCTCATCATGCTTAATAAATCCTACGCATTTTACTGGTCTATTCGTTTCCATCATATACCAAGCTAATGCCTCTGGCTCAAGATCTGTACCTCTTTGCATTGCAGGGCTAGTGTAAATTTGTTGCACTTTACCTGTTAGTTTTTGGGCCAGTAACTCATTCATGTAAGCATTGGCCTTTTCTTTTGATAATGTAACTGTCTTAATGTTAAGGCAGCGATTAATTGCACTACCTGTAATGACACCACATCTAACAGCAAACCATTCAGGTGTGCGCTGTTCCATATCATAAATCTTCATATAAACTCCTTATTAAACAATAACTTATACAACCAACACCTAAACCTGTCATTACATAAGCAGGTTCATAATTAGCATAAGTTAGAAATAAAGCTATTAAATAAATAGCTACTAAGTACAAGTCGTATGGCTTAAACATTTTTCTTACCATACTTTTTAGTGATCATTGTTACTACTTTTTCAAATGTACCACTATTTAGTTCCTCAATATCTTTTACTTTAAAAGCAGCACAAAGAGCTTTTTCATCAATTTTATACAAGGCTATCAGCGACTTAATTATAAATAGTTGATTAGGTGATAAAGATGATGCTTCAAATTGTCCACGATATATCTCATAACCAAGACCAGTCATTTCAAAGATGCATTTAGTTCTTGCTCGTTGTTCTATATTGTGAATGTCAACTGCATTAGGATTTTTGATTGCATTGTGGCTATAGTTTGTCACAGCTAATCGTGTACTACCCTTATAACTATTATGCGTATCTTCGATAATCATCATACATTCAACAGTCATGCTTCCATCATCATGCTTATGATGTTCAAAAGTAGCACGAGACATAGGAAATTCTTGTTTTAACTCATCCCAAGCATCACCATTAGCAAGATAGGCTAGGCCATTCTTCCACTCTACATATTCAGATACATCTTTTGGTCGCATCGTTCTACGAACACGACCTGCGAAATCACCCATAGCTTCAGCTAGGGTTAGTTTATTTTTCTCTGTCATTTAAATTACTCCTTTTATAAAAGACAGTATTATCTTAATTGTTTATTAACAATTAAGCAATTATTATTTTTGTATATTTAATAAGTCCAAATAGCAGGGCTTGGGAAACCTAGCTCATCAGCGTCATCAAGGTGAATGAACCTTTTGGTAAGTTCACCTTTTTGCGCTATGCCAATTCTTTTAAAGCCCATCTTCTGTGCTTCTTCTAATATTCTAAGGGCCTTGTCACCATAACAATGAATATCGATAGCGTGTCCTGTCGTATGCGCACCTGATTTAGATTTGCGAGCTTCGATAGGATGTTCCTCACAACGATAAGCTGAAGTGACTATAAATGGAAAGTTACAGACAGCTCGTAGCTTATCTATTTTTTCCATAAACTCTAAGTTAATTCCATGCTTACCACAATGCTGACATTTAAGCTCATCTAATGTGAAATAAATTAAACCCATATTATTTACCTCTTGAATCTCGTGCTAGTTTATATGCTATTGCAACAGCTTGATCTCGTGTATAACCCTCTGCTCTGAGTTTAGCAATATTCTCTGATATCGTTTTTTTGCTATCACCAGTTTTAAGAGGCATTACTTTAACATTTCCTTATGCTGTCTTTTAATCTGCAAATTCGATTGCGAATGGCTACCACATTCTGTACATAACCAACGCTGATAAGTGCTTGTCCTATTATAGCGTAAACCTTTCTTATTAACACGAGGACTGCCACAAGTAGGGCATTTAAGTCGTTCATCATCTGTATAAACATTCCAATTAGGATGATTCTTAATGTAAGGAAGTAGCTTTAAATATAATTCTTCAGTCAATACAACATCTTCTTCGTTGTACTTTCTCATAACCCTATATGCTTTGCGCTTGCTTTTAGAGTCATTGTTATGATCCATGCAGTCCATCCATAAAGGAAGTCCACCTGTTTCAAGTTTGCCCTTGCGTATATCTAACTTCTTACTAATATAATCCAACTTATTACTAGCAAAACGAAAGTTCTGGCGTACAACTCTAAGTAAATCTATTTGCTTATATTCCACAATAGGTAAGCCCAACATAAACATTTCTTGTTGCAATATTGGCATATCAAATCTAGTGGAGTTGTATCCTATTACAACATCGGCAGAATCCAAAAGTTCTGCCATGTTAGCCAACATTTTACGATTGCCTGACTTGAGTCGTGTATCACTATAAACCTTTTTCTGCCCTACCCATTTAGCAGCCCAAGTTAATATATAAGAATCTTGTACGACATTATCAGGGCTAATGTAGTGGTTATTACGCAATCCCCATATAACTGCGATCATAGGCGACACTTCAATATCTAAAACCAATCTACGCATCAATCGTATCTATTAGTTTATTTAAATACCATCTGGCCTTATAAGAATCCTCTGCTGGTTTGTTATGCTTCAGGTTCATGCGCCATAAATACTTTTGAATATTGCCTTTTAGATAGCCTACAAATTGTTCTTTAGTCATGCTGGCTTCAATGGCATCAATACACTCGATGCAACCATCTGTGTAGTGCTTTGGGCTATTTACATTGTCACTCATTTTTCAGGGAATGTTCTTATTTCCTTTACCATATTTCTAGGTATGACCATTGGTGCATGAATCCACTGTCCATCTGATTCGTAATGGTCAGTACATAATATATAAGCATCTTCAGTCATATTAATTAAGAATCCAACTGTAACGCGCATTAATGGTTGAAGTTCCATAGCATCTTCTAAGGGTACATCAACAGCATTTATATATGCATCTCCCCATGTAACTGTAGCAATACTATATTTCATATTTAAACAAGTTTAATTCTAGATCTTTAATATCTTTATATTTCACCTTAATAATTTCATCCTTTCTACCAAATTTAGCACGAGTATAAATTTTATAGAAATCATGTTTATTCGTTGTTCTTTCGCTAAATTTACTACAATAATTTAATAAGTCGCTTCTTTTATATATAGAAAATCCACCAAGTTCTTGTATATCAAATGCTATAAACATGGCTTTTCCTTTTAACCAACCTAATTCACCATTAACATTTGTCAGTTCTAACCAAATGCAATCTTCATGTCGATTACCTTTAACATCAACAGATTTATTATTAACATAACAATCAATGTGATGGAAAATATCTTCTTGTCTATTTGCTTTGCGCCAAGTGTAACCCTTTTGTTTCATAAGCTTTGCAAATACATCTTCAGCTTTTAAACCTTCTTTTTTACAAGTATTGAGTCGATCCTGATAATTCATACCATGAATACTAAAAATAATAACGCTATTACTATGTTACCTATTATAAACATAGCTACAAACTCATCTTGGCTTAATGATTCTAGTTTACTCATAAACCAGAAAAACAATTTCATTTGTCCTTGCCCATTTTGCGCTCATAGGTACGCAAGCCACCTAAGCCTAAGAGTCCCATTAGTACAGGCATCATTGTACCTGTGTCAGCTTGTGGTATGGTTATGCCAAATCCTGCTGATAAAGGACTAATAAGGAAGTTTACAGCCATGCCAATCACGCATATCCAACCAGTAGCAGGCCTCCAACCAGATTGAAACCAATTGCCTTTAGCTTCTTGTTTATTAAGTTCTATCTGATTTAACTGTATTTGGTGCTGATTATCCATCAGCATCTTTTCTAACTCTGCTTGGGCTTTTCTGGCTTCTTCCTTATTTGGAACAAACCTATCTAATATTTCACCTGCTTGAGGCAACAAGTCTTTGATTAAATTCGACATTTTCTTGCATCCTGTCTATAAACTCTTGCTGTTGGGTAATAGTGCGCTGAAGTTGCGCATTTTTGCTCTGCAACTTGCAGATTTGATTTATGAACCTCATGCGTTCATCTGTATTTATCATCATAATTGCCCTCTCTAATTAACAATTATGATTATACTTTTACACTAAGTTGTTGATATTTGCAAATTTATCGTAAAAAAAAGGGCATACAAAGATGCCCTAATTTTTATATGTATATAACGATTACATATTTTCGTTTAGATATATATATAAATCTAAATAGCTATCCCTACCTTTACCAAACTCATTAGGTACAAAATCTTTTAATTTAAAGAGCCTTAAAACTTCTTTAATATAGGCTTTTTCGCTAAAGGTTTTGTCAGGTTTGAATGACCAACCACTAATTGATGGTTTTACATAAGTAGATAATCCATAAAGAAGCGGACACAAGATTGCCCAATTAGCTTCAACAGTGCCATCATTTTTATTAAGTTGGCCTATCTTTTTCCATTGTCCTTCAAATGTATCTCTAAGCCAATAATCTTTCCATAATGGATGTTCCTTAAAATAGATATATTGTTGCCAAGCATGAGGAGCAAAAGTGCGATAATATTCTAATATGTCAGTTGTATAGCAAGACAAATTCTGTGCTTTTTTATCTTTTTCATGCTCTCTACAAAAATCTCGCATTGTTACAGATTTACTTGTATATGCTTTGGTAATTGTATTTGTATATGCAACATTTTGTTCTCGTATTTTCTTAGGCATCATAACTCGTAAAACCTGCAAAAGCTGTAAGGTAGGAATACCATCATCTGTCTCACTTTTTTGTATTTTGCCATCTGCGCCTAAAGCATTAATCATTGCTGCTTCTAATTTGTCAAAATATTTCATCTTGCCATATTTAGACAATTCAGTGACATTAACAGACATATTGCGAGCTATTGCAATATTAATCCTTTCTTCTTTATTGGCCTCTTGCAAAACTTCAAGTCTGACGCATCTATTATGAAATAATGGATCATCAACAGTTTCTATAAATTGTTTTAGTACACTTTGCGATTGTGCGCCATTAATTAAAGAAGCATTGATTAATTCAACTCTAGACTTACCATTTTTTTGGTGATCAGAGATATTTACTTTGTCACATACAACGACAAAACCACTGTGCCTTTGTATGAATCGTAAAGGATTCTCATTAAAAGATTCTGCAATATCTTTGTGAACTTGCGTTTTTCTATTGTATTCACTACGCAAATTCTCATTAATATTGATATTCAGAATTTCCTTTAATGGAACAATTAAGGAATAGCTTTCTGAATTATGATATTCCTCATCTGGGCTTGTTATTTTTCTTGCTCTAATAGCATTTAAGATTACAGTTTTAGATGCAGACTGGACTGCTTTTAATGTAGACATAATTACTCCTTGTAAATAAATTTTAAGACAAACTTAAGAAAATATATGCACCTGCATAACTTTCATTTGATCTTGTATAATTAACTTAAAGGATATTTATCTAAATTGCAAATATTTCGTGATTATGCGTTTAGCTTTGTTTCAAAATATCTATCTAGCTTTTGCTCTAACTTGCATAATGTCTCAAATATTCTATCAACATCGTCACTTAATTCTTCTTTAGTAACATAGCCTTTAGCTATTTCTTCTCGTGTCTTATTTACTAATATATCGAGTCTTTTCTGTTCTGTCGATATGCTTTTAAGTGTATAGCCAAGTGGCACTATGACTAGCGTCACGATAACATTCCAAAGTACAAACATATCAATTTCCATATAATTTATATTTTATGTTACTGCATGTGAAAAATATATACCAAAGCCTAAGACTGTAATAAATAAGGTTAAGAAATATATTTTATCTTTAGTTTTCATTATCCTAGTGGGCTATTTAATGCATCAAAGGCATCCCATAGCTGGTCAACCTCAGATGCGAATTCTCTCATCGCTTCTTCGTATTCATCTACTGTTTGTTCAATACTTTCTACAAGCTGTTGATTATCTTCAACAATATCAGTATTGGTGTTAATTCTATCACGCAAATCAAGCAAAAGTTGTTGTTGTTGCATAATGGTCTCTAAATTAGCACCTAATGTCGCTAATCGAGCCTGTAGCGTGCCTATTTCGCTCTGGGCAAGGTTTTCCTCGATTAAACTAATTCTACGCTCAAATGGGGCTAATTCAGGCACTACAATGGCACTTAATTGGCTCTCTAATGTGTCAATCCTACCCATAAACTCTGCAAAGCCATAAATAAAGCCTGAAATGGTTGAAATGACTGTCAGTCCAATAGCTAAATAAACACCTTTAAATTTAATACCAGATATCGTTAGCTCTGAATCCTGTAGGCTCATTACAGCGAATTACCTTCATAGATAGACATACCAGTATTATATATATCGTCAATCGTTTTCATGGCACTACCTAAGAAACCATACATAACGTGAAAGGCTTGTCCATCATTGTAAAAGGTTATGCCATCTTGTATAGCGTTATAGTTAACAGTCATGGTAGATACATTGATATTATAAGATTCAGCTACATTGTCATTAGATGATGTTAAGGCTTCATTTTGAGAAGCTGCAAGATAAGCAGCAGCATTGATAGCGTGATTGCTTACATCTTCTAGGCTTGTATTGTAATTATCTACCTGTGTTTGCGTCAACATGACAGAATTATCCTGAATATAGTCTTGCATTTGCTGTTGCTCTTGGACTGTATCTGCTTCACTTGCCATTTCAAAGATATTGACAACTGTAATCATTGAAGTGGTAGCTGCCACAAAGTCATCCACTGCATCAGATAGCTGAGTCATTTCATTCTCATGGGCATCTTGCAATAAGGCTTGTGTATTATAATAGACAGCATTTTGTACAGCAGACAGCGCATTATTATAGTTTGTCATCTGTAATTGTGTGATCAGGGCTTGGTCGATCGTATCAGTAGGTGCGATTCCACCAACTCCAGCGTAAAAATTTAGCCCCTGAACTGCGTAATGGCCTTGATCTACTGTATTGATAATGCTTGAGCTAGCGTCAATTAAGTCTTGAACTGTATCTGTTTGTGACCACACGATATTGCTCAGAGATAGATAAATCAGTATTCCTATTAGTATTTTGTGTTTCATATCCTATACCTAATACCATGTTATAAAATTCAATATCATCATTATAATCTTTTATAAATATTTCTGGTTGTCTTTTCAAGTATAAATACGCAACTCTACCTACAATTAGTTCACCATTAACGACTATAGGGCAAGGCGTAGAACTTGTAAGCATGGCTCTAAATATAGATGAATCTTGACATAACAATGCTATAGCTGCTATTGACATTCCATTATCTTTAAGTGCTTTGCTATCTCTGCGTAACTCACACTCATAATCTATACGATAATTACCCATAGACATTCCCATAAGTGACACTTGGATTGATCCACCACTTGAAATCAAACATGACTCTGAGCCATTGAACATATAAGTTGGGGATATTGCACTCGGTGGTGGCGTAGGGCTACCTGAACCTGCACCATTGTAGTTATTAGTCGTATCTACATTATTACTCGATACGCTACTGTTGACTGTATTGCTGTTTAAATCGCCTGTTTGTTGTCCATAAAGTGCAATGGGCAACCATAAGATTAACAGTTGCCCTATGCGTTTCATTTATTTGTTAGGCATCTTAGCTTTGCCAATGTTTAAGGCAAGAAGTTCAAGGATTTTATAGATTTTGCCTAGAATAGCATCATCTTTAGGGGTTGGAGTTAATGCACATACCATGCTAGCAATAGCTATGATTTGTGGGATTAGCTCGATTAACATGAAAATATCAGTCAGCATTGTTTTGTTCCTCAGTTAGTTTCTGCTTTAGTGTATCAAAGAATGATTTTTTTGCAGTATTAACTTGATCAAGTTTAAACGCTAAATCATCTGCTTTGTTTTGTAAGTCTTGTATTTGTAAGACTAGATAGCGTTGCTGTTGGTCTAAATCTGAGACTTTGTATACTTTCTCATCAATAGTTATGGTTTGTTCTGGTTGTTGTTCTTCAGACATAATGACTCCCTTATTAAGTTTATTACCAAGCCAATCCAGCGATAGATGTTGGATTTGCTAATGCGTCTAGTTGTGATTGTAGTCCTGCTTCAATAGCATCTTTGTCAATGCTCTCGTGTCCGTGTACCCATGCTAAGACTGTTGCTTCATCTAAGCTATCAAAGCCTACGAAGCCATCAGCCGATGCGTCAGGACTAAATCCTACTGTGCCATAGTTTGATGCACTATGCTCACCACTTGTTGCACTTACACGCCAGTGTACAGTAGTCACACCACCATCACTAGCATTTCTTTCCATTTGACTTATTGTCCATGTTGCCATGTTATTTCTCCTATATTCCTGCAATAATAAATGCTAGGAGTTCACTGTAACGAACACCCATGCGTTGTTTTTTGATTGCACCTTCTGGTGCTTCAGCTTCTGTTTCATATGTGTCTGTGCGAGTATAGGCTTCTTTAGCTTCTACAGCTTCAGTGACTACATTGCCATCTTCATCAAGTACAGCTTCTTGAGCTTCTATGGCTGGAACATCAGTATAACTTTCCCACCACTCGCTGTTAATAAACATAGCGTAAACACTTGCATCTAAACCTTCAGCAGTAAAAGCATCTTGTAAGTCTTGAGCGATGATACCAAAGTGTACTCTGGCTTCATCACCTTTTTCTTCAACAGCAGACTTCCATCTAAACTTCTTCAGCAAACCTTTAGCAGCAACAGCGACTCTAGTCTCTGCATCTGATAGGTCTGCTTCATCTTGTTTTTCATTTCTGTCAGAGGTTTGGATAGTTCCGTTGGTAGCGTAGATGTCTTTGAAGCGGCGGTTACTACGCCCAAGATCTATGACATCATCATTCCCTGCGCCGTTTCCCGCAATGGCACCTGTGCCAAATCCAACCTCATTTGTGCCGTTGTTGAGGTTTATTGCGGATGTTCCCGTAATCTCTAAAGCACCAGAATCAACAGCAATACTACCAACTGATGTGCCGTCTTTGCGGAAGTCAACGATAGTCCCATCATTGGTATTTCGGTTTGCATAAATAGGAACACTGCTATTTGAAGTTACATAAAGGTTATTTGGACGTAATTCAATTCCTGCTGTCCCTAAAGCACCACCAGTAGTCTTGCCCACCAGAAGGTTGCCTGATGTGTCTTGAACCAAAGCAGATGGTAGGGTACTTGGACCTATGTTTAATTTACCATTAACATCCTTCCAAATTCTATGAGAAATAGCATTGCTACTTGTTAAAGCAATTCCATC